ACGATGAGCTTACGAGGACGGGCAGCGATCAGCAGCCCACGCTCGTCAGTCCAATCCGCAATCTGAATCACCGCTGCTTCGAGCGAGGTTTCGTTCAAGTCAACACCTACCGTCGGACGGTTGGAGTTCGTACCGCCCGATACCAGCGGATGGCTGGCATTGAACAGCGAAACACCGTCGCCTGACTGATAAGCAGAGAAGCCAGCGTTCAGCGGATAAGCCGCCTTAACTTGCTTCGTGTAGGCCATCGCACGAGCGAGTGCTTTGGTATAGCGAGACGAAAGCGAATCATAGAGGTTGTCCTCCATGGCTTCTTCCGTGATCGCATAACCCATTGCAATCGTTTCGTGGTTGTAGCGAGCCGTAAACGACTCTTGGGCATTGTCATAAGAGATTGCAGAACCTTCGTTCTTAACCGGCGCAGCGCCGAATCCCGAAAGTTTTACTTCCTCTTCAAATGAACGCTCAGAGTTCTCCGTCTCATAGATCTCAGCATGCTCGTCTTCGTACTTCTTGTACTCAAGACCGAACAATGCATTAAGACCCGGAAGGAGTTCCTTGAGCAACTGTGCGCGTGAAATTGCCATTGCTAGTTACTCCTCTTAAACACCAGTGGTGGTGGTCAACTGGTGATTGTTGAACTTAACAATCACATCAGTGTACGCATCACCGACCGCGCTGTCCGGGCCATCTACGAACGCCACGATACGCAAAGGAAGCGTGTTCGTGGTATCAGCAGTTGAAGCGTTCAACGAGTTCTTGCTCGTGCCGATGGCAGTGCTGCCAGCGGTTTGAACAATTGCTGCGTTGTTGCCCAGATTGGTTTGCGCCAACGACCCGTTGGCTTGGATCTGAAAGACAGCATACGGATCGTCAACCACATACGCAAAAGCGTCTGAGGCTACGGTACCCGTCGGCCAATACTGACTAAAGGTCAGTTCCTTCGTCGTGGGGTTGGTAAAGCGGCAGCCCACGAAAACACCAATCGGCGTCAACGTGGCAGTGCCAGTATCCTTCTCGACGACCCCATCGCTAACAAGCTTTACCACATCGCCATAAAACACGTTCGCGGCATAACCGCTTGCGATCTTATAGCTGTTGAAAGCGTTATTGTTGACACGGCCACCAAGGACACCGACAGGCCGCATCCCATAGGGGGTTGCAGTTGCAGACATACTTGATACTCCTTAAGTTAATCAAGGCGGCCGCTAAGAACAATTCTTAGGTGCCACCACCAAACGTAACTCTCGTCTTCCGTTCTGGCTTCAACATTGGCATACGTGGATCGCTTTCACGCAGGTAGTTGTTGTCGATGGAGTTAACCTGCTGTTCTGCCTTACCCGCATAAAAGTCTTGGCGAGCTTTAGCATTTTCAGCCGGCATCTTGCAAAGCAAGAGTCCGCCTACTTCAACACCTCCACGCTTAGCCCACTCCGAGTTGTGATCAGACATGATCATTAACTCAGGGTGATCCTCCGCTTTTACCGGCTCCCATCCTTCCCTTAAGCGCACGGATGCATTCTTGTTGTCTGCATTACCGAGTGAGGATGTTCGAACCCACCGAAACACCCAGCCGTCTTGCGGCAAGGGATCGGGTAAAATTGAAGGCGGCTTCCAACTTGGAGTCCGAGATTCTTCAGCACGAGTGTCTATTTCGCGAGGTTTGCGCACATTAGCCATTGCCCATCTCCTTCATCACTTGTGAGGCATATTGCTGGGGAGTCAATCCAAGTCGCTTGGCGAGGGCGACCTGTGTGGCCGTCAACTGCACTTTGCGCGGGGCTGACCCAGACGATCTTTTCGCTGGAGCCACGACGGGAACTCTCCTCGAAGTCGCAGTGCGAACGGGCTTAGATTCTTCATAAGAATCGTCCCCTTCATCTTCCTCCGAGAAGCGGTCAGGAAATACCTGACGCATTCTGCTGTCAATTGCTTCGTAGTACCTATCGGTTGAAGCAAAGTCTTCTCCATATTCGGAGAGTAATTTTTGGTGAACCCCGTAGGCAAAGTTGGTCATCTCGGGGTCAGAACCAAACCATTCATTACGAGACTGCCAAGCTGATGCCTTGGGATCAGGCTTCGGAACTGCTCGCGCCACTTGCTGTAGCGGATCAGCGGCAGGCGCTGGAGCCGCTTGCGTTTCTGTTTTAACAGGCGCTGCAAGTTTAGCTTCTGTTAGCTTACGCGCATAAGCAGGAGCCGCTGCCTCAGTCAGTTGCGCTTGAGTCAGCTTCTGCTGTGCCTTAACGATGGCATCCGCATCACCCGCTTCATGTGCGCGTTTAAGTTCATTCTCCGCTAGCGAGTAAGCTGCTTTCGCCTTCTCAACAATTTGTTGTTGAATAGCTTTCTGCGTATCGCTCACCAAAGAGGTTAACCGTTTGTTTTCCTCTTGGATGCGCTGAGCGTAGGTAATCGCTTCATCACGCAATCGAGCGGCTTCTTCTCGCTGCCGGCGTTCCTCATGGAACTCATACTTCAGCTTATCGATTCGCTTGCGAACTCGTGCGCTGTAGTTTTCAACTTCGGATTCATCGTCATCCGAGTCTTTAGCGGCTTCAGCCTTCTTAGGTTTCCGATCCTCTTTCTTGCGAGGATCGACCACCTCAATCTTGTATTCTTCTTCGCCAGGAACATCGTCCCCAGCTCGCGGCATAATCTGAGTTTTAATGCCGAAGAATTTAGTTTCTTCCGAGGTTGGCTGTTCTTGCTCAACCACATCTTCTTGGATGTCGTTTTCTTCGCTCATGCTCGTTCAATGCCTCGCGGATCTTCGACCACCGCTTCCACGGTGTCATCGTTAATCAAACGAAACTCCTTGTCATGAATCTTGACACGAGTTCCGCTATACGCCCGAAAGATTACCCAGTCGCCTTCTTTACAATAAGGGCCGCTGGGAAACCGCTTTTCGTCTTTGTAGGCATCGACGCCTAGTTTTAAAACGAATCCACACATGGTGGCTACGGTTTCGTTTCGGATCGTCTCCGAGGATTTTAAGATACCGCCTTCCGTTTTTTCCTCAATCTCCGGCAGCGCAATCAGGACTTTGTATCCCTTTGGCTCAGGAAGTTGTGAAGCCACTTTAGGCAGAGTCGCTTTGGACTCTTCTCCAGCTATTGCAACAGTCGTCATGTAGACTCCAGTGGTTGCGTTGGACACCCAACGATGCGCATTCAATTATGCGTATATACTAACTATTCTCGACTTTCTCTTTGATGTCAAGCAGTTCGCGTTCGGCAAGGGCTAATCCCTCGATAACTCCGCACAGTCTTTTGTACTCTGCGAAGTCTTGGCATGAACCTGTCGCCACATTGTCGGCATACTCGTTCATGATTCTGCGAATCGTATCTCGCAAATGTTCTAGCACTCTTTCAGTTGCCATTACTGGCCTTTCATATCCTGACTAATCTTGACGCCAATCTCAGCGCCTTTCTGTAGTTCCGCTGAGCTAATCTTTTCAGATTCTACTTGCGCGTCAATCACGGTATCAATCATGCGTTGACGAACAGAAGCTTCTGCCATTCGCTCTTGCGAATCGATGCGTTCCATCTCGATCATATCTTTAGCGCGAGCTTTTTGCGCGTCAAGCTGAAGCTTTGCCATATCCACTTGCATCTTCGCTTGAGCTTTCATCTCTTCGATCGCTAGCTCACGCTCTTTCTGCTGAATGATGGGGTCTTGCATCAGTTGTTGATTCTTCGCAGCTTGCGCCATGGCGGCTTCTCTTGCGCTTAACTGCTCGCCAGCCTGCGCAATAAGCGGTGCAATACGACGCTCCAGCGTTTCAGGCAGTGCTTCGCCCTCCTGCGGAAGTGGCACACCCATTTCTTGCTCGATGTTACGGCGGTACTCAAAGGCAATATGCTCTCGAATATGCGCATCGAACGCTCCCTGCATAGCTTGGAACATCGGGGTTTGCTGCAATCCCATAAAGGCAGGGCTTTGCATAAACGCCATATGGGTTGCGATATGGGCCTTGTGATCTTGATAACCGAATGCTTTGACCGGCTTCATGTTGACCACATTCATGTTCTCTTGCACAGGATCAGCAGGCGCTTCTGCCTCATCCGGCTTAATAATCTCATCCACATTCTTAACGCCCATGCTCTCTAGCATCTGGCGATGAAGAATCTTCATGTCGTAAAGCTGTGGCGCTTGCGAAGACAGCTGCAACGCTGCCTGACTCTGCATGATGCGCTGGGCCATGCTATTGGCATTGGGATCGCTGACAGGAATGACATCGATGCGATTATCGAAGTCTTCTGACTTGATCTCGCTGCCTTCCTTAATCTCGTAAGGATAAACTGGCTCGTCGTAGTCGCGGATGATTCCTGACAACAGACGAAGTTCCTGCCGCAGCGAAGCATGGAGTCTCGCCTGAATCGCACTCATCACCTTCATCGTGCGTTCGAGGATGGCGAGCGTGGTACCGACCGGCGCTTCGGCGTTCATGTCGGCCACCTTCATATCGGCCAAAGACGCGAACCGCCGACCTTCATCAACGATGTTATTTAACAGCTGATAAAGAACATTTGAAGGCTCTTTATAGGGCAGGAATGTGATGTTATCCCTGATGCTCCCCCCTGGAACATCGACATCCCGAAACTCACCCGGAGCAATCGGGGTGTCGTCGCCTTTAATGCGAAGGCCTCGTGCTTTTAAACCGCCGGGAAGATTTGACAGGGTGCCTGCATCAACCAACTGCCGCAGGATGCTGGTGGCAGATTTTGCCAACCCACCGATCAAATGAATCAACCCGAAAGCATAGAAGCCCATGCCAGGGAGGTAGCGATAATGCACAAAATGATCGCGCTTACGGCGCAATTCATCTTCTTCATTCCAGTTTCGACGAATCGCTAGAACTTTTCTCGACGATTTATCGATGGTTACGACATACGGCAGCGCAATCTCGGTCGCTTCACCGTCTTGCATGTCTTCGTAGCCAGGTAGATCCAGATCTACCATCATTTCAATGAGCGTAAAGCGGGAATCTTTCTCGTAAGAGGGGGAGATTCCGGCTAACTCATCCTCTTTTTGCTTGATATCGCTGGTATCTACTGCTGGATCAGACAAATCAATGTCGCGATAGAACCCAGCCACCTGCAATTTGCGAATATCGTTGCGGGTTTTTCGCATAATGTGCGAAATCCGCTCCGCTGTTTCCAAATCGCTTGCCCCGTAAGAGACCACGAGGTCTTCAGCAGGGACAAACATGGACACAGGACGGTTAAGCTGCGGGTCGAAGTAGACCTTTCGGAACGCACTGCCTGCTAAGGGTAGCGAAAACAGCATCTTTTCCGTTTCGGAGCGGTATTCCGTCATCCGCTCGGTCAGCAAATAGTTCATGTAGTCCTGTACACGAACCGCTTGCCGGTCTTTATCAGGGGTGGGCTTGCCAACGACTACCCCACGCACCGGCCCTTGGGCTGGAAAGATCTCGGTAATGGCTTGAGCTTGGAATCTAACCACTGCCTCGGTCAGGAGAGGGTGGAAAACACCGCATGCCCCCGCCCATGGCTCTGTGCGATCTTCAATCTTAAGACCCAGCAGATCCAAACCCTTGATGTAGGTTTGCTCCCATTCCTTGCGAGAGTCTTTATCTGCCTCAAATGACCCGACCAGTTCATTTCCAAGGTTTTCTAACTCACGCTCGTCCATGAACTCGGCAAGATTGGCGTAATGATCGTCCGGCATTGCGGCAGATTCACCACCACTGAAATCAATTTCGACACTGCCATCGTCATTGATGGTCATCGCGGGTGCCTCATCGGTCACCGCCATGATCTCAATCTCTAACTCAGCCGCTTGAGCGTCTGGGTCATCAGGGACTAATGGAACCAGTGTCTTGTCAACGGCCATTACTTACCTACTTAACGGGGCCACCAACAATCCATGCATCGCATGTTCTGTCGCCAGCGCATTTAAAATGGAAGAACTCGCAGTAGCCCAAGTTCGATGCTTCGATCACATCTTTAGCATTGCTTTCATGCGGCTCATCACCAGCTTCCATACCATTCTCAATGCATTGAAGCATTTGTGGAGTCTGAATGAAAGCCGCGCAATTTCCGCAGCGTGATTTTTTGGCCTCTGCAGGGGACACATCCCACATATCTGCCTTCTTTCCCCAAAACTTACGATTCTGTTCGTTCGGGTTGAGAGGCCCATATCCATATTCCTTGATCGCATGGTTGCGATTCTCAAGATTTACATGCACATCCTGAGTCGCCACAGGGCATGCCTTCATCTTTTTCTCATACTCACGGCGAATAGCGCCGGAGATAAATGCTTTCTTCGCGGCAGCCATAGTGTCCTCAGTAGTAAGCGACTTTCCGGCGAGGCAGTCTTTCCTCTTGTTCGTCGGAGTAGATGGAAATAAAACCGCCCTGCCTAAATCTGAGCAAGGCTTGGGTCGAGCTATCCACGAGATCGTCATGCTCGGCATTGGGAAAGGCTGCAAACTCTTCAACCACTTCCTCGGCCCAGCGCGTTGGAGGACACCACACGACCCCGCTAGAGAACAAATCACTTACCGCATTGACGCGAGCGATCTTGTCGTTTCCTCGAGAGGGGGTGTACTCCGAGACAGGAATTCCTATCGCCCGAAGTTCATAGATCAAGGGTGCGCCAGCCGCTTTCGCTTCCACAATACAGGCATCGGGGGTGTA